ATAATCATGAATCTGCTATAAATGCTTTAACAACTAAAGCATCTGTAATGGATTATAATATAGTATATTAAAATGGGACTAAACAAAAGACTTTTTCCAGGAGTTGGTGCTTATCAAACAGTTAGTCCTTTTCAAAATAATATAGCAGCAGGTGGTTATAATTCTTCTACTTCATATCCAAATGGATACGGAGCAACGAATGCAGAATTAAATGCAAATTTAACAGGTAATATTATATGGACTACACCTTGCGTAGTTGAAGATATATATAATTTTGGTAATAACGGAAGTTCAAGATCTAGTAACCAAATTATTATGACAATGGCAGGTCCAACAACTACAAATGGTTTAACCTCTGCAGGAAGAGCTCAAAGTAATTATCATTATACAGGTGTATTAAAATGGTGGGGATCTAACGATGGTTCCAGCTGGACAGAATTAACATCTCATTCACACGGAGCGCCTTCAACAGCTATTAGTTGTCAAGTTTTATCATCATCTTATACGGCTTCAACATGGTTGTATTATAAAGTAGATATAACCGCTGGGTCTAGAGGAACTTATGGTGGGTTTTCATATCTTGCACCATCAGTAGTAACATAAAAAATAAAAAATGGCATTAACAAAAGTAACACATAATGTTTTAGAGGCTAGATATACATCAGTCGGAACAATAACAAACCAATCAGGAGCTACATCTGTTGATTGGGCTGCTGCAACAGTATATAAAATGAATGGCTCTTTAACCGGTGCTATAGAGTTTGATTTTACAAATTATAAAGCTGGACAGGTATTAAGCATATATAATATAACTGGATCACAAACCATAACACTTGATAGTGATGCAGCAACAAGCGAATCATTTTTAAAAGTTGGAACAACTGATTATGATGGAGGTGAAACAAATATTTTACAAGTTGAATGTTTAGCAGATGGGGCAAATGCTGTTTTTGCATATGCTGTTGGTAAAACTACCTCTGATATAACACCATAATTTATGAAAAAAAAATTTAAAGATACTGCAGTTGGAAAGTTTTTATTAAAGAAAATTCCAACTGTAGTCGGATCGATAGCTAGTGGTACACCCGCTGGTGGTATTATAGAAGCTATAATAGGTAGTAGCGAAATGTCTGAAGGTGATAAACAAATTGCCTTAGAAAAACTAAAACTTGAAAGAGCTGAAATAGATGGGACAACAGAAAGATGGGTCGCAGATGCTGGCTCAGGAGCATGGCTTGCGGCTAATGTTCGTCCTTTAACATTAATATTTTTAACAGTAAGCTATGTAATTGGGTGGTACTTAGGTTATCCACTTGATTCAATAACCGGTTTATTAACAATAGTAATCGGAGGCTATTTCGGATCGCGAGGCGTAGAGAAAGTCTTTGGAAATAAAATGCACAAATAAAAAATGCAAGACTTAAAAATTTATGGAATTAGCGTCGGCGGTATAACATTTTCTATAATGCCAGATATAAACCCCTTACTACAAACAGTAGTATTGTTATTAACAATAGTATATACCTTAATAGGTATAAAAAATAAATTAAATAATAAATAAAATGCCTTTAAAATATTTTAATGAATCTGAATTCAATGATTTTAAAATGATGAACAAAAAGCTTCTTAATATGTTAGATAATTTACGAGAAGTGTATGGTTCACCAATAAAAATAACGTCAAGTTATAGAAGTCCTGATCATCCAATAGAAGCAAAGAAAAAAGCGCCAGGTGAACATGCATATGGTAATGCTGTTGATATTGCAAGTGTTGGAGGTGAGGCAACATTTAAATTAGTTAAAGCTGCTATAGAAGTTGGTTTTACAAGAATAGGAGTAAGTAGAAAAAATAATTTTGTCCACGTTGGCATTGGTTATCCCGGTGCACCTGATATAACTCTCTGGACATATTAAATAAAATTTAGAGTGAAACAATTTTTAGTTGAATTTAGTGTAATAGTAATATTGTTTTTAATATTAAAAATCTTTTGGAGTCCTAAAGTAAAATACTGGTTAGGAAATTTTGTTATAGCAATTAATGCTTTTGTTTGTTTTTTATATTTATATGGTATATATATAAATAAAATATCTCATGCAGATGGCTTCAGTAAAATATTATTGCATTCTATTGTAGCTATTATTATACATACATTGTTTACTCTAGATAATAAAAAAGAAATCAAATGAAATTAATAAGAAAAATATCAATTGGCCAAGATTATAAGAATGAAGCTATGCATTATTCTGTAGGACAAGAAGTTTATGGTAATCATACTATTTGCGATATATTTGAAAAAGAAGATGGTTATCATATATACATAGAAAAAGAAGGCAACGAAATACCATGGAAACATTTTAATAAAAACATGGCTGTATCCGTTGAATATAATTTAGATTATTAAATTGAATATTCAAGATTTTACAATTTTTAGTATTGCGTTTGCTTGGGCGTTATTTTGTTTAGTCGGTTGGTTAATTGAAAAAAAATGAATGCAATTTACAATTATATTATATTATGTACAAATAGATATAATAACTCTAAGAAAATAGAAGATAAAGAATTAGTCCTTAATACAGAAATAACGGAAAGAGATTATCATTTTGTAAATAGAATAGGTAAAATTTTATCATTACCTTTGTTTATAGATACTCCTGCTAAGATCGGTGATGAAGTAATATTACATCATAATGTATTTAGAAGATGGTATGATATAAGAGGTAATGAAAAAAATTCCGCTGCTTTTATAAATGAAAATGAATATATAGTATCTCCAGACGAGATCTTTGCATATAAAAGAAATAATAAATGGCATTGTTTTGATAAATTTTGTTTTGTTAAGCCATTAAAAAGCAATTCTAAATGGAGTGTTTTAAAAGAAAAAAAATTATTAGGGAAGCTTGTGTATAGCAATAATTATTTGGAGTCATTAGGAGTGTCCTGTGGAGACATAGTGGGATTTAAACCTAACTCTGAATATGAGTTTAATATAGAAAATAAAAAATTATACAGAATATTATCAAATTATATAACACATGTCGAGAAAGCAAAGAGTAATTGATGCTGCCGAAAAAGCTTTAGTTGAACTTGAAAAAGTAATTATTCAAACAATAGATTTAAAAGAATTAGATCCTGAAAAAGCTAAAATAGCTGCGCAAGCAAAATGGGTTGCAATAGATGATTCATTAAAAATTATAGAAAAGATAGAAGAACTATCTGAAGATAAAAAAGAAACAAAGTCCGCTAAGTTTTTAAGTGTAGAAGAAAGAATTAAATAATGTATAAACAAAATTTATATTCAATTCATAAAAGCCATTTAACTGATAAAAAGGTAAAACATAAAAATAAACATAAAAAATTTAGTTACGGTTATAATGAAGATCTTGATTGCGTTGTTATAAGTAAAGACGGTACAATAGGTGATATATATGAAATACAAGGTCTAAAGGTAGCAATACCTAAAACTCCTAGTATTATAAATGGTTTTGATTTAAAAAAAGAAGATCAAGTATTTATAAGAAAAGAAAGACCTCAATCATTAAATAGAATAAAAACTATATATGATTTTAAAGCACAAAGGGAAGATACTAAAGAAAAATATTATAAATATATTGATGATGAGTTTAATCATCGTGTTGATGGTTATTGGTTCATGTGCAACGGTACCCCATGTTACCTTACAGGATCGCACTATGTATATCTCAACTGGACTAAGATCGACGTGGGCGCACCCGACTTTCGACATGCAAACAGGATATTTTTCTACTTTTGGGAGGCATGTAAGGCCGATTATAGATGTTATGGGATGTGCTACCTTAAGAATAGACGGTCTGGTTTCTCCTTTATGGCGTCTTCAGAAATTGTCAACATTGCAACAACAACTAAGGATTCAAGATTTGGGATTCTTTCTAAAAGTGGAGCCGACGCTAAGAAGATGTTCACCGATAAGGTGGTCCCAATCTCAACTAATTACCCGTTCTTTTTTAAACCAATACAGGACGGTATGGAACGTCCAAAGACGGAACTCTCGTACAAGGTACCATCAAGGAGACTCACTCGTAATACGATCCGTGCCACAGCCGCCTCCTCCGATGAGATACCAACCGGCTTGGATACCACAATTGACTGGAAAAACACGGGCGACAATTCATACGACGGGGAGAAATTACAGCTCCTCATCCACGACGAATCGGGGAAATGGGAAAGACCGGACAACATCCTCAATAACTGGAGGGTTACAAAAACGTGTCTCCGCCTCGGGTCGAAGATAGTAGGTAAATGTATGATGGGGTCAACATCTAATTCATTAGATAAAGGTGGAAGTAATTTTAAAAAACTTTATTATGACTCAGACGTTACAAAACGAAATAAGAATGGCCAGACTTCAAGTGGACTATATGCTTTGTTCTTACCTATGGAATGGGGTTACGAAGGATTTATCGATAAGTATGGGTATCCTGTATTCGACACTCCATCAAAAGCGATTGAAGGAATTGATGGTGAACAAATACGCACGGGCGTTATCGAACACTGGGAGAATGAAGTGGAAGGTTTAAAAGTAGATGCTGATAGTTTAAATGAATATTATAGACAATTTCCAAGATCTGAAAAGCATGCTTTTAGAGATGAAACAATCAATTCATTATTTAATCTAACAAAAATTTATGAACAAATAGATTTTAATGAAGAAATGGCTTCTAAAGGTTATGTTGTTAGGGGAACATTTTCTTGGAGTAAAGGAATAAAAGATACAGAGGTAATATGGACACCCGCACAAAACGGTAGATTTTTACTTTCTTGGATTCCTAATAAAAATTTAAGAAATAATATAATAGAAAAAAATGGTGTAAAATACCCAGGAAATGATGGTCTTGGTGCTTTTGGGTGTGACTCATATGATATATCAGGAACTGTAGGTGGTCAAGGATCAAATGGAGCATTACACGGGTTAACTACATTTTCTATGGTTGATGATGTGCCTAATACTAAATTTTTTTTAGAATATATTGCTAGGCCACAAACAGCAGAAATATTTTTTGAGGATGTATTAATGGCTTGTGTATTTTATGGTATGCCTATTCTTGCAGAAAATAATAAGCCAAGATTACTATATCATTTTAAAAGAAGAGGTTATAGAGGATTCTCAATGAATAGACCCGATAAATTAAAAGGTACTTTATCAAAAACAGAATTAGAATTAGGTGGTATACCTAATACATCTGAAGATATAAGACAGGCACATGCTGCTGCTATTGAATCATATATAGAAGAGCATGTTGGTAAATTAGGTGAAGAT